GCTACTCCTTATTATATAAAGCTCCTGCAAAAAGATCGCCTGTTATGCCGCGAGACAGACCGGATGGAAGACACCTGGAAAAATGTAATGGTGATTGAAAATGTGAACATTTCAACTGACTGGGAAACAGGGGATAAGCTGACTGTAAGCGGAAAAGGATTAAAGAGCATTGTGGGCAGACGCATTGTGTGGAAACAGACAAATCTGACCGGAAACGTAGAAAGGGGTATCCGACAGGTCATCACAGAAAATATTGTGGATCCGGATGACAGCATGCGAAAAATAGAAGGATTTCAACTGGCAGAGGCAGAAGGGATTGCCGATACATTTAACGTTCAGCTGTTAGGTGAAAATATTGCAGAATGGTTGGAATCTACCTGTCAGACGTATGGGATCGGCTGGGATGTGTATATAGAAAATAAAAAATATATTTTTAAAATCTATAAAGGCACTGATCGATCATATAATCAGACCGATGTTTTACCGGTAGTGTTTTCGGATGAGTTTGACAACTTATTGTCTTCCAGTTATTCATACGAAAAGGCAGAATACCGAAACACAGCCCTGATCGGTGGCGAGGGTGAGGGGATCAATAAACGCACCACAACGATCGGTGATACTGCCGGAATGAAACGTTACGAGACATATATTGATGGTTCCAGTGTTTCGAGCAATGGCAAGATCATAACTGAAGAAGAATACTACAAAATGTTACAAAATTACGGAAAAGAACAGCTAAGTACCGTTGCTTTTACGGAAAAATTCGAAGGAAACGTGGATCCGGCAGGAAATTATGTTTTGAACAAAGATTATTTTCTCGGTGATATTGTTCAGGTGATAAATGCATATGGAATCCGTGCAACGCCGCGGATTATTGAGATTATTGAAAGCGAAGATGAAAACGGAGCGTCTACTGTTCCGACATTCAGCACATGGGAGGTGTAAAATGGCAGTAACCTATGGTTTTTTTAACAGCGTCAATGGGGACAGAAAATATAATGCAGATCAGATGTCATCCTATTTTGATGGACTTGTGACAGATGGGGTATATGAAAAGATAGGTGATGCACTGATTGTGAAAGCCGGTACCGGGATGCAGGTAAGTATCGGAAAAGGTCGTGCTGTTATCCGGTCGAAATGGTTTGACAATGATGCATCATATATCATCAATCTGAATCCGGCTCATGCCACATTGAACAGATACACGGCAATCTGCTTAAGACTGAACCTAGAAGAACGCAAAATAGATTTTTATATGAAAGACAGTGCAGATGCAACAACACCTGTAAAACCTGCAATGGAAGACAGCCAGACAGTCAAAGAATTATGCCTGGCATATATCTATGTGAAACGTAGAGTGACAGAGATTACACAGGCAGACATCACGGACACCAGGGCAAATACACAAATTTGCGGCTGGGTAACCGGGTTAATCCGGCAGGTAGATACCAGTCAGCTGTTTTTGCAGTGGCAGGATGCATATGAAAAAAATATTGCCGAAATGGATGAATGGAAGAAGAAACAGCAGGATTCTTTTGATGAATGGTTTAGAACATTAACAGATCAGTTGAATGTGAAAACAAAATTGTATGACTATAAAAAAGCAATAACACTGGAAGAAGATAGCAATGAAATTCATATAGGAGACAATTTTTATAACCAGGACGATACAGTATTGTATGCAAATATTAACGGTATTCAGCTTGTAGAAGGGGTGGATTACACAATTGAAGGAATCGGAGCGGGATCTTATTTAAAATTCAAAAATATAATTGAAACAGGAAATATCATAGAAATCAGAACAATGAGATCAATCATCGGGTAAGGAGGAAAAAATATGATGAACATGATTTTAAAATTACTTGCGGGTAATTCATTTTTCCGCATCTTATTGATTGCAGTTGCACTGGACACTATTTTAGGGGTGCTTCGGGCGATCAAGGAGCACAAGTTTAATTCCTGCGTGGGCATCGATGGTGCAATCCGCAAATCAGCCATGCTGCTGTCGGTGTGCCTGCTGATGGCAGTGGATGTGATCATGAATATCAATGTATTGTTTATGATTCCTCAGAATTACATCGAACTTCTTGGGATACATAAACTTGGAATCTGTGAATTTTTCAGCATCTTGTTTGTGCTGTATGAAATCGTGAGTGTACTGAAAAATATGACCTTGTGCGGTTTGCCGGTGCCGGCAAAAATTAAACGCTGGGTGCAGAAATTCCTTGAGGATATGACAGAAGAGCTTCCGGAAGAGAACAGGACAGGGAACGCATGAACAATTTAAGCAAAGTAGAATAAAAAAAGCAAAGAGGGCGTGAAAGCGTCCTCTTTTATTGCAAAAAAATGAACGGAGGAAAGTAGGATGAACGGATTATTAAAAATCAATTATGAGACAGAACAGCCAACTGTATCGGCGAGAGAGTTACATGAAGGTTTGGGAATCAATACGAAGTTTACAACATGGTTTGAGCGTATGTGTGAATACGGATTTAATAAAAATGCGGACTATGAGATTTGCTTCCCAAATTTGGGAAGCGAAAACCGCGGTGGTCAGAACATGGTGGACTATCAAATTTCCATCGACATGGCAAAACAGATCTGCATGATCCAGCGAAACGAAAAAGGCAGGCAGTACCGCCAGTATTTCCTTGACCTTGAAAAAGCATGGAACACACCGGAACAGATTTTTGCCCGTGCTTTGAAAATGGCAGATCAGCAGATTGAGAAACTCAAAGCAAGTAATGCAAGCCTTGTGGAAGATGTGCAGCGGATGAGACCGAAAGAAGTGTTTGCGGATGCGGTCAGTGTGTCGAACACCTGCATCCTGATCGGGGAGCTGGCAAAGATCCTGAAACAGAACGGTGTGGATATCGGACAGAACAGGCTGTTCACATGGATGCGTGAAAACAGGTTCCTGATCAGCAGAAAATGGACAGATTACAATATGCCAACACAGAGAAGCATGGAAGCCGGTCTGTTTGAAATCAAAGAACGGACAATCAATAATCCGGATGGAAGCGTGCGTATCACAAAGACTGTACTGGTAACAGGGAAAGGGCAGCAGTATTTTGTGAATAAATTTCTGAAATAATGAAAATAATTCTTGACTTATGTCATGACATAAGTTATAATAAAGACAGTTAAGGAAGACTTAACGAATAAGGTGGCAGGTGCCGGAAAGGAGAAACAAATGGAAGAAGATATGAACTTAGGCGAACAGCTCAGAGATCTGGCGGAAGAAAACCAGACAAGAAAAATCCTTGAAATTCTCAATACTTGCGAAACACTTGAGGAAGCAAAGGAAAAAGTAAAAGCCCTGCTTAATAAATAAGCAAGGCAGTAATTAAAGCAGGCGGTACTTGCCACCGCCTGCACCCAATAAGAACATAACACAGTTCAGGGAAAATGGCAAGAGTCAAGAGGTGATAAAAATAGAAAAGAAAATGGGACGCCCGACAGATGCACCTAAAAGCTACCGTGAAAGCTTCCGGTTGTCAGAAAATGATATGGAGAAAATACGCTTTTGCATGGAGAAAACAGGGGCAAGTAAAACGGATGTCGTCAGAATGGGAATAGAGGCATTATACAAAGAATTGAATCAGTAAACAGATATAACGAGAGAGCTTGGAAACAGGCTCTCTTTTTGTATACAAAAAAAGAAAGGCAGGTAGAAACTATGAACAAAATCAACCGCATGATCTCAAATTACAATTATAATCCCGGCAATATCTCCAGAATCAAATACATCGTGATCCACTACGTCGGAGCATTGGGCGGAGCACAGGAAAATTGTGCATACTATGGTGGTGGCAACCGTGGGGCATCTGCACACTATTTTGTCGGTTTCGCCGGCGAAATTTGGCAGTGTGTGGAAGATCAGAATATTGCCTGGCATTGTGGGGCGAGCAGCTATAAGCATCCAGAATGCAGAAATGCCAACAGTATCGGAATCGAGATGTGCGTGCGAAAGAAGAACGCGGCGAGTCTTGGGGCAACAGATAAGGACTGGTATTTTGAAGGAGCAACAGTACAGTCTGCTATTGAGCTGACCAGATATCTGATGAAGAAATACAACATTCCTGCAGATCATGTGATACGTCATTATGATGTGACTGGAAAGATTTGCCCGAATCCGTATGTATACAATACAGGTACGTACACTTGGGATGCGTTCAAGAAAGCTATTTTCGGACAGAATGGCGACATTCTCCCAGCCACCAGCAAACCATGGTACCGTGTCCGCAAGACCTGGAAGAATGCCAGCAGTCAGATCGGGGCATTTAAAACGATGAAGAAAGCCAAGCAGTGTGCAGATCAGCATGCCGGTTATCATGTCTACAATGATGCCGGTAAAAAGGTGTACACATCCGCAAAGCTCCCATACAAGGTACAGCCCAAAAACAACAACGTCCCGATCAGGACAGGACCGGCGAAAACTTATAGCCGTGTCCAGATGTGTCCGGCTGGAACTTATGCGATTATCGAGGAGAAGAACGGTTTTGGCAGGCTGAAAAATGGCTCAGGCTGGGTGTATTTGAAGAAAGTGGAGCGGGTATAA